TTCTTTAAATATCTGCTGTTTCATATTCTTGCATGATTAATTTTAACTCCTCCATTACTTCCGGGTATTTTAGTTTCCCGTAGACTGTCTGCTGGACTAGGCCAGTGTTCCACTCCCTGGCGCTAAAGGGAAGCTTCCCCTTAGCATTTAGGCGCTCTGCGACTTCTTTGTAAATATCCATTTTCTTAATTCGTACCATCTTCTTGATCTGTTTTTAATTTCATGTAAGGCGATGAGCCTATTACTTTGTAACCTTGCGATAATTTCCAGTCGCAATACCTGGTATATTCTTCACTAGATTCGAATCGCTCTATTGCAGTAGAATAACCGCCTAAGTGATACTTAAATTCTAGTCTTAAAACTTGAGGATAGACTGGTATATCTTTGGATTTTTCCCCGATATAAACCAGCCCTTCCTTTAGTCGTTCATCCATCCACTGATCGAAGTCAGTCTTAGTCTCGAAGTCTTTCAAATAACTCACTGACCAATCGATCGAATTTCTAAACATGAAGCTTGCCCCTTGCTTGAACATGACTACCAAGGTAAATCGTCTTCGTCGATTGTAGCAGGCTCAGATACTTCTGACTCACTAGGGCCACCAATTACAAGCGCCTTGTATTCGTTCGAAGATTGGATCTTCTCCTTGATGAAATCAGGGAATGAATCAAAAGCTACCTGATCAAAGTTAGTCACAGAGAAGACGATCTGAGGGTTCATTAAAGGAGGCTCTTCCATTCCTTTCATGACAGCTCCAATAGATGAGATCTCAGCGTAAGTCTTTCCGCTTACCTTTGACGTCTTATGGATCACAGATAGAGTGCAAGGTTTGCCAGCCAGGACAGCGATGTCGAATGCTTTGCACTCATCCTCAGTCAGTGCCTTTCCTCTCCAGGAATTTAAGAAGGCGCGAAGGTTTGACTTCTCAGATAGTGAAAGCGTGAACTCCTTGGACAATACAGCAGGCTGTTCGCCGTTCTCCTCCTTGTAAACTTTTAGCTCAGTCGGAAGCTCAAAAGATAAGCGGACCTTATTAATGAATTTTTCTTCTCCCTGGTAGGATTCCTTGATCGTTCCAATGTGGATCATGGAATAGCAACGTGCAACGTAAGTACCTGCCGCGATCGGCTCGTAGTTTGAGCCTCCGTTTGATGAGGCGATAATTGAAGTTTTGGTAGACATGATAATAAAAATTAAAGGTTTGAAATAATTGTGATGATTGATAAGATGCCGATCACGATCAGCGTGAGGATAGTAGCCTGGGCTAGTTCAGATCCTGGGATTGTTTTTAATAATTCTCTCATAAAATTAGATGATTTATCTGAGCTTTGTTGCTTTCGATATGCCAAAGGTACACCTTATTTTTGTATTAAAAAATTATTTTAAATTTATTTTTAAATTATTTTCAAGCACAAAAAAGCCCAGAGATATAATCCCGGGGCTTTATTAGTGTCATCTAAACCTATAAGACTAATGAAAAACAACTATGAAAACAATTAATCTACATTACAAATCTAAATATATTTATTAACAATACCATTGTCTTTCTCAAAATTTACTCTTGCCTGATATGCTTCTTCTTGATCATTATACATCCCTATATATTTCAGCTTACCATTTATCATTATATGAGATTGCCATTTTTTCTTATTCTTATTAAAACATACCCCAATAAATTTGTTTTTAGATTTAACTAAATGACATTGATTTTCTCTATTAGTAACCATTTCTAAATTTGAATAATGATTATTACTTTTATTGAAATCAATGTGATTAACCATTTTAGCATTATCAAAATCTTTTAGAAATTGTTTTGCTACTAATCGATGAACAAAGTGATTTTTTTTAGTTTCTTTTAGATAAACTAAAACATATCCAGCTCTAATTGAAGTCGGCAAAATTTCCCCTTGCATGTTTTTTACATTACCATAATTACTTACAGAATATAATCCATTAAAATCTGTTATACATTTCCAAATTTCCATATTTAACAAAAAAAACCTATCCGTTGCAGCAGATAGGTTGGCTCATATTTCTATGATTAAACCAAATCAATCAGCTGCAACAGATTAATTTGGTTTATTACATTACAAAGCTACACAATTTTTCCGTCTTTTATCATAATATTCTGAACTTTTGCCTTGCCTTCTTCAATTTCTACCAAGGCGAAACCGTGATTGTGCTGCGCAAAAGGATAGTATTTCGGAGATAAGTGAGTCAGACACCCAGTCGAATAAGAATGAATGAACTTTTTAAAGCCGTTTTTCTTGATCGTGCTCGTCGTTCTGTGGACGTGACCTATCAAAGTATTACAGAATGTTTTATTGAACGTCGTTTGCGAAGGATTCATCCCTCCAGCCATGAGCTCGTGACCATGGCAGACTAATAGATCTCCCATTTCCATACCTTGCCAGTCTTCCACCCACTCGATTTTCAAGTGATCCATACGGAAGAACTTATCGAACTGCAATTCGTGGAGGCCAGCGAACTCTTCAGCCTGGCTAAACAGATAGCGCTGGAAGCGATTCTCGTGATTGCCTGCCTTGAAGTAGATTGGAATCAAAGGGAAGATGTCGCGAAGCTTTTGAAGAAAGTTTCTAGCCATTTCGATTTCGCGCGGAAAGTCTCTGAGATCTTTCTCCTTCTCGTGTCTGGATATTGAATAGAAGTCGAACGTATCGCCGTTCAAATAAAGGCAATCGATCTCTTGCTCTTTCAGATATTTAATCGCGCAGGTAAGCGCTTCTAAGGAGTGAAAAGGAACGTGAATATCAGATAGGATCCCGATCTTTTTTAAGTGCTCAGGAAGTCGCGCACTGGTGTATTCTTTCCCGATCCCTGGCTCGATCCCAAAGCTATCGATCTCGTCCAGGTTGAATGATTCGATCTTCGCGATTGGTCTAGTCTTTTTGAAGTAATCAGATCGATCTTGGACAGATATCCCGTATCTAGTCATCTGGCGATGAAAGGTAGACATGTCTTTGTATCCGTAATTCTCCCAGTTTTCACGCTCAAAATCTGCGCGTGTCATATTAGTAGAGTAGAAGTGTTTCTTAATTGCTTCTGCCTTATCGTTTTCCTTGTTCATATTCTTCCATTAGTTGGTCCACTAGGAACTCTATATTGTTTAATAGCTTCATGCGAAGCACAAAGCCAGCATCGTCGACCTGCTCAATGGATTCCATTACGTCGAGCATAGTCTGCAATAGCTGGCTAGTTTTATTTTGGGGAGTTTCGATTCCTTCGATGTCTATTTGATACACTATTTTAAGCCGAATTTAAGATAAATATAAGCGATCAACATGACAGCCTCAGCAAATAGTAACATGACTACCCAGGTAGGAACCCGATACTTGATCACTTCCTTGTCTCTATATTCAATCCATTTTACTTGAGAGTTTCGGTAATTATTTTCTTTTTCCAGGCGCATCGAGTCGATATCGATCGTTGCTCTGATCTGGCCCTTGTCGGATTTAATCGTCACTGATCCATTCGGAAGAATTAACCTGGAATAAAAAGAGGAAAGGATCCCAGAAGAGTCGCAAGGATTCGAGATCGTGAGCGTATCGTGGACCGCTCTAAATTTTTCTACGATCTTCTCGCTTTTAATAGTATCGATTCTAAGCGTTTCTTTATACTCGGTTAGAGTCTTTGTCTGCTTGCAAGAAAAAAACGCGACAGAAGCCAAAAGAACAAGTAATTTTCGCATAATTATGAGAAGTAAAGGTCAGCTTCCGCTTGACGTCGTTTAATTAATCCAGCTAAAACCTTTCCGGCTCCCTTGTTCCACTTCATGAACTCAGCGCGAATCGTCTGATCGTTTGGGTTTAAATTTACCTTCTTTAATAAAGTGGATGATTTTAGATTTCGTGATCCGCAATTGTAAGCAAACGACACAAGAGAGTCGAAATTTTGCTGACTAATATCGTCGCGACAGAAACTATCGACGTCTTTCTCGTAAGATTGTATTAAGAATTTTAAAAGCTTGTCGGCTTTTGCTTGAGTTATTGACGGATCTGTTAGTTTTACTTTCTTTCCGTCATTATAGTATGTATTCCCGTATCCAATAGTAGGGATCCCAGCCGGGCAAAGGTAGGGTTTAAGACTTAAACCCTCAAATCGCTTTATTAGATCGAGACCTTTTTGGCTTATCTTCGTGACTTTCATCAATTATTCCTAGTTTGGTTTTCAGGTTTGAATTCTCGGATTTTAAAGAGTGGACCTCAGCCGTCAAGATGTCGATCTTGTCGCTTAGCTCCTTCACTTTGTCAGACATTTCTTGAGCCATCTGTCTCCAGATTTCGATGGCCTTAGTGGTTTGATCGAGCTCTGTGGTTGTGATCTCCGCTTGCTCTTTTCTTCTACCTACTAGCCATCCGATCAGTGCGGCGATCGCCCCCGTAACAGATTGCCCAAGAATGTCATTAACTTCCATTAATTAGTCTTTTTTCAAAACTTGTAATAATTGCGCTTTTGCCAGGATCGTGAAACCTTCAGAATCCTTAATAAAATTTTTGATCGTTTCTTGATCGGATGAATCCAAGTCAAGAACTTCTCCCTTGTTTAAGCTTACCGCCCAATCCCAGAACTTTAAGGCATCGCCTTTGGATCCCTGGGCTAAAGCGTTTGCTAATAATTTACCTGCATTTGCACCCTCGATCGGTTGCTCATCTAAACCTAATAGGTCAAAATTGAAATTTAATTTCATCGTTTGGTTTGTTTAATTTATTAATCTATAAATAGATAGCAAAAGTCCTAGATTTTTGCAGGATCGCTCCAAGGTAGCGGATAAGCCACAATAGGAGGATTCAAAAAGTTCTCTATTTGTGCATCTAAATTCGCTTCGATTGCTTCGGTGTCTAGAGAATCCGTAAGCCATCCTTCTACCATTTCTTTAGTAACCTCATCGTAAGGAGTGAAACTCGCTTCGTGTGGTGCATCGACACTGAGCGCGCCATACGTGTCGGCCGTAAAGTCTGCATCTTGCTTCTGCGCTCTCCAATGAATTGTAGAAATTACTTTGTCCATTCCATCAATAGATGGGATACTATCAAGTTGTGAAATTAAGAATGAAAAATTACGCATAGATGTATCTAGTTATGTTTTTTTTAGTTCCGTTTAATCTACTTATTAAAGTAGGTCTTTTTAATCCCATTAAATTAGCTAATTCAGTTGCTGAATCGTAAAATACACCAGTGTAAGTATCTAGTACAATTCGTTTAATATGATTGCTATTAGCTAGTTTATTTTTGTGAGCATGTAATTGATTTTCTTGATTATTACACCACTCTAAATTCTCTAGTCTATTATCGTCTTTAATTCCGTTAATATGATTGACTTGATTCTTACCTTCTAATTTTGGCAAAAATGTAATAGCCACTAATCTGTGAACTCTATAATTTATGTATTTACCATCAAATAAAAGTCGAACTCTTAAATATCCTTTTTCGCCTTTATTAGGCTTTAAGAATTTATTTGTATTCAGCGAAAAAACCTTTCCGTCTGAATAAATAATGTAGTTACCTATCTGTTTTTCCATATACTAATATACGAAATTTATGCCTTTAAAGCATCTAATTCGGCTTTTAGCTCTTGTATAGCTTTTACTACCCCTGCTAATATTGGTCTATCTTGCACCCCTATAAAATCTCCTACAGAATCGCAAGCCTGCGGAATTACTGATTGTACTTGCTGAGCTATAAAACCTAATTGCTTAGATACAGAGTCTGAATCAGTTTTCATTCTAAATAAAGTGGGCTTTAATCGCATTATCTCGTTTAGTCCTATATTCGATTCCTCAAAGTCCTTTTTCTTTCTTTCGTCTGATAGAGCTGTATAAACACCATTTGAGCTATTGATATCAGCTAATACAGAGCCTTGGTAGATAAACTGAAACTTATTGTATAAATCCACGTTTCTAACCTCCCAATAAGCCCCGTTATTATTAGAAAACCTAACTCCGTACGAAGCTCCAGTCCCACCACCTGCAATCATACTAATATAGCCTCCAACTTGCAATTTATTGCCATTGTCAGATGTTGTTCCTACTAATAAATTTCCAGCGCTAGTAATCCGCATTCGTTCGGTATCTTGTGTAAGCCAAACAAAAGGAACTGCAGCCGTAGTGTTAAAATTAATTGCACTTCCTCCAGCGTAGATATTTACACTTGAGCTGGCATCGAAAGCGGTTAACCTTAATAGACCACCATTTGCTCCACTTTTACCATTTAGATGTAAAGTTGTATAGCCTGAGTAGTCCGTCGGCGCCGTCGTTCCGATGCCTACGTTGCCAGCGTTAATAGAAATACCCGTATTTGTGTAATCGTTTAATTGCAAACGATTAGCAGTTGATGTAATAGTAGTCCAATCAGAAGTTAGATTTATATTAAATTTCTTAACGGTGCTTCTGTTTAATGTAAACCAATCACCATCACCAGTGCCTCCCGCCGTAACACTACTCGAAAACGTGGCTGCGCCTGATTTAGCTACCGTAAATCTATCTACCCAAGTTTGAGAAGTTGCACCGTTTGAGCTTTGAAGTCTTAATAAATATAAATCCCCATCGTTATCCGTAGCTCTAACTAATAAACCTTGAGAAGAATCTAAAACGTTAGAAACGCTCATTGCATAGTCTGCAATAGTTGTACTAAATGTAGCACTTGTACCGCTTAAAGCTCCAGTAAGTGTTGCGCCAGTTGCGCTAATTGTACTAACAAAACTAGCACTAGTATCTGCGTTTAATGTAAGCGCACCAGTTCCTCCGTTTACTTCAAAATGAAGCGTTCCGCTAGCGTTATAATTAGCCATAGTCAAACGGCTACCAGAATGATAAATCGCACCGCTTCCAGCCGTCATTCCAGTAACGTATAAAGCCGAAGCAGTAACTGAAGAGGTAAACGTAGCAGCGCCCGTAGTTCCATCTAGCGTTAATCTTTTAGTATTATTAGTACCAAACTCTAAATTCTTTGCAGTTAAGCCACTAGTTAAAACGGTTGCATAAGCAGTCGAACCTGGAAGAACACCTCCGCCAGTTGAACTTTCGATTCCCAAACGAAATACTCCGCTAGTATTTATAAATTCTATGTAAGCTGCTGAAGTAGTTTCATCGTATGACTTAATTTTAGGGGCATTTACCTCTGCTCCGAAATTTCCTTGAACATCTAATCCGTTGTAAGTAGTTAAGCCCATACCAGCAACATAAGTAATGTTGCTATCAGTTTGAATAAAACCATCTGATAATACACCTGCTGAAGTCCATCTAGCATAGTACCCAGTATCTCCAGTTCCACTAACTTTAGAATTAAAAGTAGTCCAGTCTGTGCTAGTTAAATATCCGTTCTGTGAACTTGTCGATGCTGGGATACTAAATACCCCAGTGCCACTATTGTAAGCCAAAGGAGACGAAGCAGAAAGCGCCGCTCTCGCTCTAGTATCTGTAAACCATTTGTTCGTCGGACTAACTAGCTCTTGAATGTCATCCGTATCTAAGACTACCGCTCCGACTAATCCGTTTACTGAGCTTACACCCGAACCGATAGCCGTTCCTAAGTCTGAAATAGTAGTCTTGTAAAGCTGACCAGTTGAAGGATCAGCAATAGGGAATAAATCAGTGACTAAGACTGAGGGCTTACTGGTTAATTGACTTACTTTTTTATTTGCCATTAGTTAGGATAATTAAAATTTGTAGGAACCTGACAGCGATCAGATAGCATCGGGAAGGAAACAGTTACGTCTGCCTTTACGCCAGCCAAATAGTCCTCTTCCTTCTCTGTAAAAAATTCTAGGTTTACACTATCGCCGATCTCCCAGTCAAACTTAGGATATCGCATCATCGATACGATGTCCTGCGCGATCAATAGCTGATCAGATAGAACGTCGTTCTCATTTGATTCGTCCTGAAGCTGTCGATCTAGGAAGTAAAGTGAGAAATTAAGGGATAATTCCTTTCCTGAGATTGAAGATCCAGTCAAAGAGTAGAACATCGCCGGATAAACATTATCGGCCTGGTTTAAAAACTCCCATACATCCCCGAAATAAACAGTGTTTATCTGCTCATGCGCGGAGGCTAAATCACTTATTAGCTTGATTGTTTGATTTAATGTCAGCTGTTTGATTGCCATTTTGTTGCGTCGCTAGGTAAACTTCTAATTTCTTGATATTTTTTGTGCTATAAGCTTTCGGCATATCTTTTTTGTTTTAGCAAATTCCGTTTTCGCCCTGGTATCTTTCTTCAAAACTCATTGGCTTGCAGTCGCAGTCATCGCCTAACCAGATTGAAGCCTGGTAAGCGTCACGCTCTGGCTTGATAATATCTACACCGGTGCCGTAATTAACGTACTCCTGGAACTTATCGCTAGTCGATGATACCTGCTTTAGGTGCTTGATCAAACGCTGAGTGTAAAACTCCGCGCGTGTTCTATATCTTGATGCGACATCGATAAGATCTTGCATCTGAGGCGTGTCTGTGTTGTCGCTTGTTTTGCGCACTAAGCCCTTATTATAGAACTGATAAGACAATCCCACCGGAAGCTCAGAAAGCGTGTAATACACCAAAGGATTCGTGATGAAATTATCTAGTAAGTCCACCTCGTCCGCTGTCAAATTATTATTTTCGATTCCATCCTGCAAGCGATCATATAAAGCCGTACCTAAAGCAGGCAATAAGAACATATCCTGCGCAGAGAGTATCTCTGGAAGGATCAATTTGTCATCGACATTAGAATGAAGCGCGCTTCTTTCCTTGATCGTGTTTACGTTTATAAAGCAGATATTTTTCATTCCTTATCCTTTTTTAATTACGACAGACGAACTCCACACATGACGACAGCTTGGAGAATGTTCTCCGTCTGGCATAGTCCACCAGCCACCGCGACGATCAAATACTGAATAACCTAGGCGCAAGCTGATCGCTTCGATCTCTGCCCTGGTATATAGTTTATCTAATTGCATCAAGCGCGCACAGAATTGTCTGCTTGGATGCGCTGCTGTGTTTCTCTGTCCTGCTGGAATCGAAGATCTCCACTCGTAAGAATAACGGACCATAAAGCTTCTTGTCGATGGCTTCGTGTCAGTGATCTCAGAAAGCGGAGAAGTCAAGATTCTCTCGACGTTCCCTTTTACATTTGTGGACTTAATTAATCCGCGCTCCTCTAAGGAGTCCATGATTTTATTAATGATTCCAAGGTCAGTCTTGATAGTACCAGCGATAATCTCTGGAGTTATTCTCTTATCCTTTTGGATTAAGTCCAAGACGTTCGCCTCTAGGCGTGTTAATTCTTGCGTAGCGAAGTCTAAATTCATCGACTCCTCTAAGTCATTAGGCATCCCAGAGAACGTGTCTCTCGTGCGAAATATAGAGTAATTACTTTTAGACTCTCCGAACTGATCGAAGATCGAGATAACATCGTCTTCGCTAAATCGTAAATTAGTAGCAGAAGGAGCGACGCCTTCTAGCTCGCTTCCTCCCTTTTCTTCTGTTAAGCCTACCAAAGCTCTGACTTCGTTTGGAGTCATTGACTCTAGCACCTTGTTTGCTACTAATGGCGATAAGCTATTGATCGCATCGATCACATCCTGAGAAGTTCCTGAAGTCTTAGGCTCCAATTTAGGCGCTCCTAGTTTTTCGCGGATCTCGTCTTTTGTTAAGTTCTGTGCGATTGTAGCCTCGGAGAACTCCATACCAATAGGCTCGACTGGAATTATTTGTAGCCCATCGATAGCACCGCGTAATTTGGCAAGTAAACTGAATACTTGTTCTTGATATATTTGCTTATCATTGACGTAGGTATTTTTAAAGATCTCGTAAGAATCGCGCATTTGCTGGCGTGATCCTAATTGACCAGGTGTTGCAATACCAAATAAATCGGGAGACGTGATCTGGTGTCCAGCGTACACGTTTTTCTCGATGATTTTATCTACGTTTGCGAAATCCTCCTTTGTAATATCAGAAGCTCCTAGGTCCTCAATAATCGGCTTGCGTGAAGCATCGTTTACGAAGGAAAGAATGAACTTCTTGCCGTCGGATCCTGAGAAACGGTCTGTAAATTTACGCTCTACCTGGCGCTTCTCTTCGTCTTGTGGCTCTCCGTTTGGAAGAGTGATTAACTTAGAAGCACTGAAGCCAGTCTGTGCGTTTCCTAAGACGTGCTTAGAGACTTCAATGTCTGACTCGATATAATTTAAAGCGCCCATGTAACCAGGCAAAGAATAAGCCGAAAGGTTAGGACGATATTCTTTTAAATATAAAATCTGTGATCCTACTGGAAGCTTGTCATTAAAAGCGTTGTAAATATCGCGCTTGTATTTGTTGTCGCTCCAGTTTTCAGAATACCAAAATTGGGTATTATCGTCATTCGTGCGAACCTTAGTATAGTCTAAGTGATAAACTTCTGCAATCTGACCAGCTACTTGCGACCAGATAACTTGAAGATAAGCACCCCCGAATAATTCTACGTCTGTTGATACCTTTTTTAGGATGTCATTAAGTGACTCGAATGGGTTTGGCTTGTCAATAAACTGCTTCGCTACCTCATCGTTTTCGTCGATAGGCTTAAAACCATTTCCGGTGATGTAGTTTACCTTACTTTTAATGATCGCGTTATGCTTAGCTGACTTGCTAAACAGATCTACCAAGTAATTAGGATAGTCATTCTTTTTTCCAAACTCAATATATCCACCATTCTCGCCTTTTTTCTCTTGGTATTCTGGCTGTCTGGCCTCCGCAAAGGTAAGGACGTTCAAGAAATTCGTTGTATTGCTCATATATCGCGCACTATAAAGGTATTATTCGTTTGGTTGTATGTCGTGAACTCAAATTCTGTCGAGTTTTTAAGCGACATTTGCCCCACTTCTAGCAATCCAGTAGCTAAAGCAGGATCTAAATTTGAGATTGAAGTCTGCTCATATATAGCATAAGTATATTCTCCGCTGTCATAGTTAGCGAAATAGCTATTTGTCGCTACATTAAAAGCGTTGAATCGATCTTTAAAATTCGATATATCCGCGTTATTTAAAAGCACAAAAGCTTTTGTATTATCTGTGGCCCTGGACGTAAAATAGAATAAGTAATTAGGCGCCGAAAGGGTTTGCTTCTCCTTCAGCGTCACTACTATTTTCGTCGTCTGTCCTTTAGTGAAATGAATCATCGATAATAAATAGCAAAGCAAACTTATTTTATAAAACAAAAAAAAGAGGAGGCTCTCGCCCCCTCCCCGTCTAACCAAACGACTATCTTACTAAGCAGTCAATCCAGAGATTACACCGCTAGCTACTTCTGGAGCCAAAGCACCTTCTGAAGCAGAGAATGTCAAAGTGTATCCAGAACGATCTCCTTGAGCCGTACCGGTTGCACCATTGCCACCTGACATATTAAGTCCGTGGACCTTGCCTAAATACCAGTATTTGCCGTTGTTATCGCCTACGACAGCTACTAAAGTATTCTGAGCTAATAAAAGAATTTCGTTTCTTGTATTCGCTTGTAATTTGTTAAGAATGATTGACAATTCCTGAGCGTAGAATACAGTCCCGTTTTGCACGTTCGCGTTGATGTTCTCAGTCAAAGAAGAAGTTCCAGGAACTAATTCATATTTTCTAAAAACCTTACCGCTTCCCTTAGTGATCGCAGTAATTACACCGCTTGCTTCAGTCGTGCTAGATACGTTACCCTTTTCAATGAAATACACTTCCGTGATCCCGCCTAATGAATCTTTGCAATCTAAGGTATATCCTTGAGTTAATGCGCAAGCCATTATTTTAAATTTAAAAGGTTAAAATTAGGGGAGTCCAATCCAATGGATCTCCCCGAACTTATTGGTAAGAATTAAGCTAAGATGAAATCTACCATCTCAGCAGGGAAAGCGATCTGAACGCCAGCCTTAAACTCAGCTACGAAGCGAACTTGATCAGCTTCTTTAGCGAAGAACAATTCGAAACGCTCTTGCTCATCTAATAAGTCAGTTCCGTAGAACATGTTAGAAACGCGACCACCGTAGATCTTAGAAAGACCATTCAAACCTTGAACAGCTACTACCTTAATAGTAGTCCCTGGTAACATCAATTCTGAATCTGCCTTGCCATCAAAGTTGTAAGCGAATAAGTTCGCGTTCTTTAATGCGATTGTGTAAGTACGGAATACATCCATTCCTACGAAGATAGTCGCATCGTCCTTAGCTACGATCTCAGCAGGTAAAGCCTTGTAAACTGCATCAATTACAGCGATCACGTTTGAAGTAGTGATGCCAGCAGAAGCAGCTAAAGGAGTACCGTAGTAAGTAGTCGTGTTAGCGTGGATAACTGAAGCAGAAGCAGCAGCGATTAACTTAGCGAAACCGTCGAACTTGTTCAAGTTTCCGTTTGCTGAAGCTGTGTCTCCTTGCCAAACTGCGATCTCTAATTGAGAAGCGATCTTGTCAGCCTTACGTTGAGAGTATTCAGCAGCGAATACGATAGAATCGTAAGAAGAACCAGCAGGCAATGCCTTCTGTAAATACTTAGCTTCTAAATCTTTCGGGCAAAGTGCCTCGTTTACCTTGATCTTTCCAACAGTTAATGTACGCTGTGTAAAAGTTGTTGTGCCAGAAGCGTTGAAACCGCAAGAAGAACCATCTTGGAAGAACGCGTCTGTGTCCATGATGTTTACTGTCTCAGCAGATTTTACGCCTAACATTACGTTTCCTTGATCCTTGATCAAAGAGATTGTTTTTGCTCCTAATACTGAAGACGCTACTAATTGAGTCGCGTTTTGTTCTGTATAGTCAGCCAATGAAGATACTACAAATGCCATCTTTTTGTTTGTTAAATTGTTATTTTAAATTTTTTACTTTGTTTAAAAATCTCTCGATTTTATCTTCTCTTTTCTCTACTTGAGAGAAAGAATTTTTTGGTGCCTGGATAGGACCAGCGCTAGGAGTTGAAGCCAAACCTAAAACTACGTCAGATAGATCGTTGATTGCTTGAGAGAATTTACCCTCGATAGATGCGATCTTAGCTTTTAAAGCTTCGTTCTCTGCCTTTAAGTTTTCGATTGTGCCATCGATCTCTGTGAACTTGTCCGACTCCATTGGAATCTCTTCCTCTGGCGATTCAATCGGCTCAGCTTCTGCTTGAGGAGTCTCAATGCCTTCTACTTTACCGCCTACAGTTGTTACCATAGTACCGTCTACTAGCTCGTGCTCGCCGTCTGGAGCAGGAGAAGCGTTACCGCTTTCATCTACTAGCATAGCCTCAGCTCCAATCTCCAAACCGCTTAAGTCAATCTTAGATCCGTCTTTAAGATCGTAAGTTTCAAAAGATAGTTGTGTGACTGGTGCAGATTCTTCGCTAGTCTCCACTTGTACTTCTTCGTTTTCTGAAGCTAGCATCAAGCGGATCTTTTCGATTCCTTCTTTTACTGTCATGTTTAGTTTAATTTATTACTCGTTTATAAATACAGATAAAAAAAAAGTTTATACTTTAAACTTTGCACTCATTCAAAATCCTAGATATTTCAGACCAAAGCTTTTCTTCCTTAGTCATGTCTCCTGGCTGTTTCTTATAATTGAACATGCCTTCGACGCTGAAGCCTTTAAACTTGCCAGACTTAACGTCTCCCCATACTTCGTCATTATCAATCGAATAAGAGGCAAAAGCCGAGCCGTCTGGAGCGTCTTCAAATCCTTTCATAGGTTTGATTCCTCTAGACTCGTCTGTGATCCAGATCTCAAACATTGTCACGCCATCGACCACCTGGTTAGGATCGTGCATCAAATTGACGTTTGAAGTGTATCCCTTCTGGAACATCTTCTTAACGATCTTGTAAATCGTATCCTTTGGGAAGGAAACGAAATACTCTTGGCCGTTATCGTTGCGATAGATCGGCGTGTCAGCTAGCATGATAGGACCAGAGATGATACGACGCTCTTCGTCTTGAATCTCAAAGTTCATGCGATCCTCTTTGAAGCGAAGGAAGTTTCTTTCAATCGCTGGCTTGTCTACCAAAGCAACGAAATCCACTTCGGATCCGTCCATTAGATCCTCGTTAATTTCTAGTAAATAAATAGGTAAATTCATTCTTTATTTTTTAGTTAAAATCTTGAAGCTTTCTCGATACGCTCAATTCTTTTCTGTGATCCAGTGATGTCACTCTCTACCACATACGCGCGTGTCGTTACGTTTGAGATACTATTTAGTGACCGCTGATCCAATGAAGTCGGGATAGGCTCCGCTGATCTAGGCGCAATAGGAGCGCCAGCTCCGGCGCTTGGTGCTGATCCTAAGCTCGGCGCTGATCCTCCACCAGATTGACCAGGAACCTGGACAGCTAAGATGTTTTGAATTGACTTATATCCAGAAGCTAAAGCAAGTCCAGCATTGATCGGCGCAAGCACTGGTCCTACGAAAGGAATTCCGATCGTAGACTCATAGGCTTTCTGAGCGGATAAGATCGCCGAGATCGTAGCGCTTGCTACCGCTGCCGCCTTTCCTGCTGCCGTCTCAGTTCCTAAAAGATTCGCCAGGTTTGCTAGTGTGTCAGCAGTTGCTTGAGCCGCTTGGATCTTAGCCTTCGATTCTTCTTGAGCGATTTTCTTTCTAGCCTCCGCGTTTTTCTTCGCGTCCTCAGTTTGCATCTGCTGAGTGGCTCTAGTATTTTGTACGATCTCCTCAGAAGTCGTGCTTAAATCTTCAAGCGCTTGCTGATCATATTTTTCCTGGATCTTCAAAAGCGCTTCTTGTCTTGCCTCCTCTACGCCTTCAAGATCGCCACCGAATTTTAATCGCTCTTCATAAAGCTTGTCATATTTTGCCTGCTCTAATTCAATTTCTTTTTCTTGATCAGTAAGGAATTTTTCCGTGTTTCTGTTTGCGATGTTCTCATCTTCGGAATTAATTCTTGCCTGATTCTTTTCGTATTCTGCGCGCGCATCTTCCGCTCCTTTGCGAAGATCTTCCAGGCGTTTTTTAGCAGCGGCTAGCTCTTTGTCTGCTGCCTCTTTGTTTTGCTTAGCGATCTCTTCATTGCGCTTTTTATTTTCGTCTGTTACGGATTTATTGTATTTGGTATCAATTACGACTAGATCTGTTTTAAGCTCGCGGAATTTTTTCATTTCCTCTTTGCTTAATTCTCCGTTTGTCTTTAGCTTTTGACGTAATACGTTTAAGTCAGTATTGACAATCTCCTTGCGTTTCTCAGAAAGTACCTTCTCACTGGCTCCAGTTGCTTCTAAAACTTTAAGATCAGACTCCAAAGTTTCCTTTCTACGCTCTGAAGTCTTAGTGAATTTTTCTAATGAGCGCTCTGCCTGGTTTGTAATCCCCACAAAATCGGTCACTTTCTCCACTAATCCAGTGAAAATCTTCCCTACATTAGCTAATCCAGGGATCGCTTTAAGGACCGACTCCTTAATTGCATCAAAATTTGAGACGATTAAGCCCAAAGCTACCGCAAAAGCACCTACTCCAGTGGCAATTAATGCCCCTCTCATAGTGGTAAAAGCACTAATCGCCGCCGCTTTCATCGAAGCAAAGGCGCTTAATACGTTTGTTTTGATGACTAGCCCTAAGTTTTTAAAGCCATCGATTGACGCTAGGACCGTATTTAGTCCTTCAGATAATGCCAGGGCTCCCTGAACTTTTAAGAGTTGCTTCTCTACCTCGGCAGATTCTACTCCCACTAGAGCCAGAGCTCCCTGAGTTGCAGCGAACGCCCCAGCTACGCCCTGGATCGATTGACCAAATGCCTTAAATTTAGCATCTGGATCGAACGCCTCGATCGTAGCTTTAGCGTCTCCTATCCGATCCTTTAATTCGGCAGCTCTTTTAGCAGCGTTTGCAATCTCCTGAGATGAAGCTCCTGCTGAGTTCTGGAGTTTAGCAAGTTCCTGAACAGCCTCACGAAGTTGTCCTCTCAGACTCTTCGTGTCGGCTACTAGATTAATTCCTACTGTTTCGTTTACTGCCATTATGCGTATGTTAATTCAATTACTCTTAATAGTTCCACCTGGGTAGTTTTTGGAACGCTTGGATTGTAGTCATTTACTTTGTTTAATCTCCACAGCGCTCCATCAATCAAGATCAGCTTTGCAAAATCTAGCGAATAGATGTCTTGCAGATCTAGGTATAAATAGCAAGATAGGAGCTTACTATCCTTAGCAATGATCTCGGCCAAATAATCGCCCCAGAATGAAGTAAATAAGTTAGCTGAAGGATATTGCACTGATAGACTGAATAGCAATTCTTTAGGAACCCCAAAATTAATATCCTTTGTAGGTAATGTCGGATGATCTAAGTGCCCAGCATAGCCGTAATAAGTAAGCGCTGGTCCTACGTTTGCAGATCCTGCCTCGCTAGGCTCCTTCATTCTCCAGCTAGTCACTCCAGTTATTTTCTGGAATTGCATAATCCGGATATTAGTATCGCGTCTTTGTTCTACGTCATCTGATCGATCAAAGATTGAAGCACAAAGCTTGTCATCCCCGGTCCTTTTGACTAAGACAGAAGGGCTAAAGATTATATCGATATTTGTTCGGTCCTTTGTGAACTCAAAGCCAGTATCCTCTTTTCTATCTCCGTAGCTTTCGCTGTATTTTTTATTGTATCGCTCATTAAAGAAGTCATCGTCTTCTGTATATTGGAAGTCGTAGAAGCGAGCGTTTAGCTCGCTCATAGGCTTTATACTGATCGGCTGTGAATAGTCCACCTTATCTGACCAGTCGATCGCGTTTGATACTGGATCCTCTAGCAATACCAAGCCAGTCGGATCTCCAGATTCGCCGTGAAGAAGTAAGTCTCCAAAGTCATCGATCTTGATAAATCCACCGCCGATCTGATAGAAGTCGATGAAGGGCTCGATCATGATGTGCTTATCTTTTGACTTGTCCTCGTAGACGTAAAGATTAAACATTCGGCAGATCGAAATGAATAGATCTTTCTGAAGTATTCCTTTAGGCAATAAGTTAGGCATTGAAAGCGAAGCGCCATATCCGGCAGCCACTGGAACCAAATTGTCCGAATTAAAATCGAGCATTAAGTTCTCCGAAATAAATTGATAGTTCGGATTGCTTCCTGGATTTGTAGTCACTTCTACGTAGAACGTATCGCCATTGGTTAGCGAAGCTTCTATCTCCTGATTTATGTAAAACTCGGTTTGCTGATCGTCATTATCCGCAAGCGTCCAAGCTCCGATCACTGTCGTATTCTGGTATAGCTTGATATTTACTTGGCGCTGAGTTATGACAGTGCCATATCCCTGGAAGGTAAACTTTCCAAGTGTCCCAGTAGTGCCAGTAAACGTGAACGTATTACTTGACGCGATCGTGAACTGATATAAATTTGAAGAGTTAAAAGTCAGTAATTCATCCGGCTGATCAATCGTGATATTAGCCGCCTGAGCGTTTAATAGATTAGCGATGACCTGCTCTAGGTTTGCGAAATTATTCGGGATAATTAGCGATCTAAAGAAGGACGTATTAAAGAAGTCACTTGAATAAGTGTATCCAGAGTAATCGATTATTTTATCGATCATTTCATGCACAAAGAAAGCCGGTCTGAAGGCGTTCATGTGGTAATCATTACCGGTCCCAGTTGATGGATGTTTACAATTTCCATAGTCGATCAAAGGGAAAACGATACCAGTTCCTGAAGCATCCCAGGAATTCGCGATATTTGTTTCGGTCCAGTTTTGATCGTACTGCGAAAAGTAGTTCGAGAATTCCTCGTCCTCAAGAGTCTTGTTAGCGATCGCAGAGGCAAATCCTCCAAGCTCTCCGAACACTGCACACTCGTACTCGATCGTTCCCTTGTTGATCTTGATCTCAAGCAAGCGAAGCACACCCTTAAATACCTGGATTTTATTTACAAAAATCTTCGCATTCGTTTGTTTAGTCGGATCGAAATTATAACCAACGCTTGGATTGTCTGTATTAACGCCGTAATTATTAGAATTTGTAAGGCTATAAATATGCCCAAAAATTTTATTATTATTAGCATTACCTGGAACTGTGATCGTTTTTGAATACGTCGTATTTCGAGAGCTAAAGTCTTTGATGTCATCAATCGCCAAATTTAATTCCAGCCCGATATCCTCGTAAATATCAAGCCGGCTATTTTCTAAAATTATTTCTGTGATCATTATTTAAACTGGCTAAACTGTTTGATACCTAGATCGAAGTTCAATTCGTAGTTAAAGATTTTATCTGAGCTATTATTTTTTTCCTGCCAGTTTGTGGCAGTGAAAACGATCGGATAGTAATTACCACCGAATTGATAATAAATCTCATTAGAAGCTAAAAGCTGAGATCCTAGGTTGTAGTCATCGATCGTCAAATAATCAGAGATTATAAAGTAAGAATAATCGATAGCAGTCGTGAAGCTTCTTGTACCCCCATAAAAAACATTAGACGAATCTTTGAAATCCATCGTTTTTGTGCTAGTGTTAATTTCATATCCTGAGCGTGTGTAAGTTTTGCGATCCATTTTTTTATTCTGTCTCGATAACAATCTAAAGGCGAATTGATCATACCCTCCAAATTGATTTTGGAATACGATCTGAACCGGTGTAAATCTAGGTGCGCACGTTTGTGTGATAGTTATCGAATCAGAGCCGATCGATACGCGATAAGCATAAGTGCTCGCCGTGATCTTAGTCGTGCCTAGGTAGGCGTTTATCGAAGCCGGAGATAGGTCCAAAAGAATTCCGTGAACCGCGCTAGTTAAGAAATTAGATCCAGTCGATGCGCTTCCGTTATTGGTCCCGTCCTCGTTTAGATTCTGGATCGTAGCAGTTAGCGAGCTGGCTAAGTCTGAATTGAAGTAAGTGATCAAGAAAGATTCTCCCTGGACTACCTTCGCAGCTGTCCGATCGCGTGATGTCAAGAACTTATTTTCATAAGTGGTCATCGGAGTGCGGAAAGGATCAAGCGAAAAGTTCCAGCCCTTATAGGATCCAGAAGTTAAGTTCGGATAAGTTACTCCGTTGTATTCTTCCCCGTAGCGGATCGTGTAATCGACATGAAGGAAACCGTCTGCATTACGGACAAATCCTGATCCGTCATCGACAAGTTGGCTTGCAAAGTAATTTCTGACAATAGGTCCGAAATCGATGATCCCCAAATTGTTAACGTCTGGATAGACTTTGAAGCTTGCGACGGTTGCGGAATTAATTTGTATGTCAAATACATATTTGAAATTAGTTGAGCCTACCATGTCCGAACTCACTACGAACCAGAGCGCGTCATGAGCGGAAGAATAACTAGCAGGAATGCTTTCAATAGTGATCGCCATTATTTGAATGTTTGTTTAATGTTTAAAGCTACGTCTTGACCTAGTGCCTTTGCAAGCTTGATCTGGAAGTCCTGACCGAATGCCTCTTCGATATTATCTTCGAAGAATCCGGTTCTTGAAATACCTTTGCGCTTAATGTTTTTAGCCGTGGCTATTGCTAGCCCTCTGATATTATCCATTTGATTGACCACATTCCCAAGCGTTTTTCTTTTGCGCTGTAAGCCAGTCAGATTCTTTCTTTGGTCCTCGTTGCGGATATAAGACTTATGTCTTAAATACCACTTAGTGATCGACGTAATGAAGCCACTAGAAAGGCGTAAATTCTTAAAGCTATAAGGACTATTTGTCGGCTCGTGAAATCCTCTAGGTAGCGATCCTTTGAAGCCTCCGATACCTTTCACACCTTTGTCGTTGAAATCGTAATACTCAGACGCTGGATTATTTTTATCATATCCGATCGTCAAAGAGTATTTAGTCCCGCTCTGCTTTACTTCCGTGACTACGATATCCGACAGATTACCAGTATCAATCTTGCCTCGCTGAGTTAATCTTTTTTTAGCCAGCTGAATAAACTCAAAAGCTGCCTGAGTCATGATCGCCTCGACAGCATTCAAAACCACTTCGCCACCTTTGGAGATTCCTCCAGCCGTGAAGTCTGAACCTAAAGATTCCTGCGCCTTAGTTATGCTTTGCATACGCTTGTTTTATTTGTTCGCGATCGTGCGCTGTTTTACTCTTTAAATACGACAGATCATTCAAAGCCTGGATCGTAGGAAGCTCGTAAACTTCAGACAATTTTATCCTTTCGTGCTCCGCAATAATTGTGGCCTGGTATATCCATCCAAAGCGCTGCATAAACCCTCCACCAGAATCTCTGCCTCCTCTTCCGTCATCCCCGCCTTCATTGATTCCGTCTTGAAATAGCCCGACAAATTCTTTATCGAGTCGCTGAAGACTTGACAAAAAAAAACTATCGAGCCGTAGACTTGTTCGAACGGAGCTTCCAAGATATCCTCAGCGTATTCCTCGTGCTTAGCCGAATCGTACTTGCATACTTTCCATCCTCTCCAGGTCCGCTTCATAGGCATGACCATAGACGCGGCGATCTTGTGAATGTTCATCGCTATGTCGGCCCCAAAAAACTTTGTTTCTAGGTAGCGTGCATAGGGGATATTTCGAAGGTCATAGATACACCGGTAACGTCTACCAGGCGTCTTAATAAAGTCCACCGGCTTAGGCTCTGGGAGCGTGTCTGTGATAAACTTTATTTTTAATAATTGCTTATTTAGATCCTTTACAGATAAGGAGTCTATTTGGTTTTCTGTTTGGTTAGTCAGAATAGCCAAGGATTTCACAGCGATGTCGAGCTCTGTCAGTCCTTCAGTTTTTTGAAGGAGATTCTGGAGCTGGATCCACTGCCATACAGTAACGTCTTTCCAAGTCATATCGATATTAAATAGCATTTAAACAAAATTGTATTTACCGGTGCCAGCCTTGAAGTCTAGCTTTCTCCAGGCTAAAGCCAAAGCCATCACACAGTCATCGTGAAAACCGCTCGGCGCGGAATACTTTACACCATTAGCTGAGTATTGATACTCAAATATTTCGAGCTCCTCCTGAATCATGCCGGCCGGATAGTGAATCTTCTCTTGATGAATCGCCACCTGCAAGCCTAGCATTAATTCCTGCTTCGACTGACTTGTAAACTTGAAGCCCTCGATCGCTAATCCTTCGCGCTGTAATTGCTCGACCACTGGATCGCCTACGCCCGTGCTATCGACTAGCATGGGAACCTTTGGAAGCATTCGGATTTTATTCTGAGTGCTTGCCCAGTCGCTTTGGAAGCGATCGAAGTAAGCCACATTTCCAGCGCTGTCTAATCCAATGATCACAGTCCAGTCGCTATATTTTGCAAGGTCAATCCCAAACACGCGGACCGGCTCCTGAGACATGGCAGAAACGCATCTCAAAAGCGCCTGAGATCCGAATGGATTCGCGCTGTTCTCTGCCGGGTTTGCCATGTATTCCTGCTCGAATACCACCTCAGGCAAAGCAAGCATAGCTGAGTCGATCTCTTCGTTAGCTATATACGGATTATCGTAAGAGCTGTATTTAAAAGATTCCCATTCTCCAGAAGGATCGAGTCCTTTAAGGTAGAGTGAGTAGAAGAAATTCTTTCCTTTCGGAGTCGATAAGAATATCGCCTTTCCTTGGAAGTCTGTGAGCGTTGGTCTGATCGCATTATTCCAGCCCTCTTCCAGGTTAGGAATGAATGACGCCTCATCGATGATCACATAGTGAAACTTTAAACCCCTGAGATTATCCAGGCGTTCGCCAGTAAAGAATCTGATCGAGCCTCCAGTGATTAGCTTGAAGGTCAGATCGGATCGATTAGGAATCGCTACGTTTGCCGGCATCAATAAGGCCAGCTCATCGAAGAACGCCTTGGCTAGTAAGTAAGTCGGCGTGATGTAAGCGACGCGCTTTCCTTTCATGGATTCAAGGCATGTGATTACCTGGCAGATTAAGGATTTCCCCCATCGTCTGCCGGACATTAACACCTTGAACCTTGCTTTAGAGTTTAAGACCTTCGCTTGGTTAGTGTGTGGTCTAGGAAGTGTGATCTTCGTTTGCAAAGCTTATGATTACTTCTTGTTTCTCTTCGTTCTTAGCTCGATCCGTCCATCCTAAGAGATTCTTAGCGTAGAAGATACCCTTTCCTTCATTGGCCACAATATCGGCCGCTAGAGCGCGAAACATTTCATCGATCTCTTTGACCTCTTTGTGTAGTGGATGATCAGAATTACCTAGGACATTATACCAATTCGAGCGCTTGTAAAATTGAGCGCCTTGTCTTGGTAGCCAGATCAGTAAAAAGTAGCTGATCGTAGGCAAGTGACGCTCACGAATGATCCGAACGCCTGCCCCGGTTGCTACTTCCTTAGTAGAATCCAGACAATAGTCGACGTATCTATTTGCCCACTCCAGGATCAGGTCAGCTTCTCTGATTTTTTCGACTGGTTTTTTAGTGCTTACTGGTTTTTTCTCTTTCATTTTTTGAATAATAAAGTCCAATCAGTTGGTATGGTTAGGCGATTATAAAGCGAATATCCATATTCTGCCATAAATTCGATCCACTCGTCGGTCTGTTTTATGTTAATATGGCCCCACCAGGCATCAAATTCTTCTGTCGTAGTGTAAGGAGTTGAAGAAAGAAGCAGGTAATTAGCCTCGATGCTCTCCAAATACTCGTTGATCTGCTCGTCTGTTAGGTGTTCAAACACCTCGATCGAGACAATCATTCCACATTTACCAGGATAATCACCTAAATCTTTTAGGTTTATTCCCCTGGATCGTGCAAAATCTCTGTGATATTTGTTTGGCTCGATGCCGTGATACTGGATTCCTTTGTGTTCTAAGCATTCGCCAAGCGTTCCCATGCCAGCACCGATCTCAATTACAGACTGAGCGTAGTTTTTAATGATGTTCGCCGTGCCATCCATAAGCGCCCAGTATTCTGGATTCTCTGGCGTCACTCCTATGCTGATCTCGTAATCGAAAAACTCCTTTTCAGTTGCTTGCATTATCTATCTGGTCTAATTTTCTAATCGCCCATTCAATCCCATCGGTGCCTCCCCAGGCATCCCACATTAAACCGCCACAGCCTTCGCTATAAGGAACGTCTTTATTCTGCTGGTGTCTTTTAAAGCTCGCCATTCTTGCGATCGTGTCGCGTGAGATCGGCTCTTTGTTTGCTAGCTGGTTAGCTCTGGCTTTTCCTACTGGAGTGCCACATGATCCCCAGCCATTTTTCTCAGCATAAGCAAGCGCTCGTTTGGCGTTGTTTGTCGCTGCCTCTGGATAGTCATTGTAAGATTCAGCAAAAGCTCCACCGGCTAGAATCGCCTGATAGACTTCGATCACTTTCTCCTCGGTGTCATAGATGCAAGCACCTGATCCGATTCTGTATTTCCCATTATTGCATTTTATGACCGGCATAATTTTACTCTATTAGTTTGGAGTAAGTAGCAAATCTTGCCTCGTTAATTTTAAAGATATCGTAATGTTCGCGGACATATTCTCCATTCCTATATCCGTAGTCATCGCGCATCTGCTTACTGAATGCCATTCGCTTAATGTCGCGCTCCCAGTTGTCTACTTCGAAGATCGTCGGGATATCGTCATAAGGCGCTTTTTTGTAAGTTAAGATCGGGATGTTTTTCGCTCCTGCCTCCAGCGCTTTAAGATTCGATTTTAGTCTGTTGAATTTATTATCCAGCAAAGGAACTAAAAGCATGTCGGCCTCAAGGTAAAAATTCATGTATAGATCGACCGGCATCGATTCAAGAATCTTGTAGTCAAGCTTCTCATTAGCAGTGTATAGATTTCCCATCTGCTCCCAGTGCCACTTATTAAAATTATTCCATCCACACAGAAGCATCCTGGTATTCTCTCTAAATACCCTGGACTTCGCCAGCTCTCTGATCGGTTGCTTCAGTTGCTGAATATCCGGATAGTGAGTGATCGATCCAGTGTGTGCAATCGTTACTTTCTCATTCTCCTTCCTGATCGCTGTGAATTGATCCTTATCAAATGGCAAGGCGTTCGGAAGTACCTCGCAGTTTTTATTGATCTGGATGATCTCCAAGCGTAGGCGATTGTGAGTCGTTGTAACCAGGTCAGCAAAACGAATGTAGTCCTTGATGATCCTAGTCACTCCAAGCTTGCGATAGGTAGGCGCGCTTAGATGCTTATCGAACAGAGTCCAGTAGTCATCAATATCTACCACCAATTTAAAGCCAAACTTCTGGCGCCATTCTAGGAGCTGGAGAAGTGGCGTCGATTCTAGGAACCGATTTATCACTACCACATTGAAATTCTTTTCTTTCAATAGGTCTTCTGTGATCGTATCTGTAATCAGGCAGTATTCCTTCTCCATGATCGACAAAGGAAGCGCCAGTCTGTGGTATGTTACGCCACTATTTTGACTTCCTACCGCGAGTATTCTTAGCTTGGATTTTGTCATTTGGTTGGTTGGTTGGTTGGACTTGTTGAGCTGAGATTACGTTCTCGTAGTGATGCTTTAAGCGCTTGAGCATGTCGAAGACACAGCCTCCACACCAGGCGTTCAAAACGAAGCTTGGATCCAGTGATCGCTTATAGATTTCGTGATACTCATTGAGGACCGCGTGATCTAGGTTTCGGGTATATCCAAGCGCTACCGATTCAAAGTTGATGATATTGTCTTGGATGAATTTAATGTCTTGATCTGTCATTATAATTTCATTAATAGTCTGTAAATAATGGCGCACTTCACACCTGCCCCGAACGTAATCGCTATAACCTCACAGAGTTCCACTGGTGCCCAGATCAACACAAGCGCAGTCCAGAATCCTAGACATGGCGCGCAGTTGAATGGCTTAAAGTTTAGGCTTAGGCTGTGATGCAGATTATTCATCTGGAAGAACGTGACGAAAGCCACTGAGGCGATAAGTTGAATCATTTTATTTCTATTTTGTAGTCAGGACAGGATTCGAACCTGCATGATAACATGACATTATCTACGTTAGCAATTACACTTGCTCATCTTCGGGTGTGATCCCTTTTACGTTAGCGTATACCATCGGCTGGGAAACCCCTTATACAACCCATTCCGCCACCTGACTATTTTATTTCTATTTTATAAAGCGCTTCTTTTACTTCTAGGTAATAGCATTTATCGTCCATACGCTTCGACATGTCGATGAACTTCTGGCACATAAACAGAGCGCACTCTCGGGCCATTAGTTTAGAGCCAGTAAAGTAAAGGCAATTATTGAACAGCTCACGGGCTGTCTCATCTGGCTTCTTATTCATCCTTGAGTTTCTTTTTGATTAACGCGATAGTTTTGACGATCGACGGATAGGGTATCTTGGTCTTTCTGTGGACGTCCATCTGATTAAAACCAGATTCGACGTATTGATCCAGCAGTCGGTCTTCATACCAGCACAGCGTCTTTCTCTTACTATCTAGCAAATCGAAAAGAATTTCCTTCTGGTCCTTCGAGTTATCGATCTGATC